GGCCTCACCGTCACCTGCTCTTCGGGCACGATCACGCATAGCTAGACATGGCTGTTACCTGGTCCCCCACCAATAAGAACGCCAACGTTACCCTGTCGGGGGGTAATCTTGTGGCCACGGGGAGCAATACGCTCGGTACCTCGGCCTCGGGGATCGCCACGCTTGCCGTCACCACCGGACAGCTCAAGTACTTCGAGTTCACGGCAACCCACATCGACAATTCCAACTCGGTGATGGTTGGAGTGGGTAATGCCTCCACGGCCATTACCGACGGCTCCTATCTGGGCATCGATACGAACAGTTTCGGCTTTATCGCGGACGGCCGCGTCGTCTTCAATAATTCTGTCCCCACAACGCTCGCGGGCTACGCAAGCGGCAATATCATCGGTGTCGCGGTCAGGAAGAACGACGGCACGATCTTCCGCCGCATAAACGGCGGCAACTGGAACGACAACCCATCAGCAGACCCGGTTACAAACACGGGCGGCCTGACGATCGGCGTCACAGGCGATCTGTTCCCGGCCTATTGCACGCATGGCGGTGGTGGAGACCAAAGCGTAACCACCGGGAATTTTGGCGCTACATCCTTCGCCAACTCGCCGCCCACTGGATTCACAGGACTTGATTCGGCCAGTGGCATCAGCCTCAGCCTGGCGGCTACAGAAGCGACCGATACGGCGTCTTTCTCGGCCTCACTTAAGGACACGCTCTCTCTCGGCGCGACGGAAGCTAGCGACACAGCGTCGTTTGCGGCAAGCCTGAAGGATATTTCCTCTCTGGCGACAACCGAGGGCGCCGATACCGCGAGCTTCACCGCGTCTCTTAAGGATGCCTTGTCGCTGGCTACCACCGAGGTGGCTGATGCGGCATCCTTCGCCGCCGCACTATCCGATCTCGCGACACTGTCCGCCAACGAGAGCCCGGACACAGCCAGTTTTACGCTTGTCGGGCAGATAGACCTAAGCCTGGCCGCCACCGAAGCATTGGATACGGCAAGCTTCGCGGTCTCTGGATCTGCAACACCAGTCGATCACTTCTGGCCCTTCACCACGCCTAGGAAGCGCAAGCGCGAGGACTGGCTTGAGAAGCTGATTGCGGAGATCGAGGCCGTTCCTCCGACGACACCACCCAGAGAGTTGGTGCGCGCAGTCGAGCGGCGGCAGGCAGTCAAAGACCTTCAGCGTGAGCACACCGCGCGAGAGATACGCGAGCGGATTTTTCGGCTCTTACGAGAGCAGCAACAGCAGGACGACGAGGAAGCCTTCCTCCTCCTGGCGGCCTAAGGAGCGACTTGTGAGCGAAGTAGAGCAGCCCCCCATTGACGTAACTCAAAATATGAGCAATGCTCAGGTTCCTGGCGCGCCAGAAGCGCCTGTTCAGGTCGATACCAAGGACGAGTCGGCCGCGTCCCCGGCGGATACCGCCGCGAAAGACCCACCCAAGCCAAGCGGTGGGGGCTTTCAGAAACGTATCGATCGATTAACCCGCGAGAACGAACAGGCGTGGAACGTCGCCAACCGGGCACTAGCCCTTCTGGAAGAAAACCGGAAGCCAGCCGCTGCGGCAGACGCCGAACCACAAGTCGGACAGTTCAAGACCTACGAGGAATACACAGGAGCCATCGCGAAGACCGCCGCTGAGAAGGTCGCCCTTCAGCATGTCAAACAGGCTGATGAGCGGATCGAGCAGCGCGCGGCAGAGCTAGAGGCCCAGCGGCAGCGGGACGATTTCCGCAACCGCGTGGGAGTGGACGGCAAGGGCATCGAGGGTTTCGGCGGAGTGCTGGAGACCCTCTTCGATGACGACAGCTTTCCCATCTCGGCTGTGATGGCGGATTTCCTCAAGGATGCCGATCACCCGGCGCCATTGGCGAAGTGGTTGGTAGAGAACGAAGACGAAGCGCATCGCATTGCGCGCCTGCGACCCATCGCGGCGGCAAAGGAGCTGGTGAGGGTAGAGGCTGCTTTAGCCAAAGCCCCGCCAAGGACAACCAAAGCTCCGGCGCCGCCTCCTTCCGTACAGGGAGCGGGCGGTGTGGCTTCGTCCAACATCGAGCGCATGAGCCATTCCGAATTGAAGGAACTCACGCGCAAGTGGGGGAGAGCCTGAACCGGAGCCTCAAACCCTGAGGCTTTGATATGGCAAACACCATCATCACGCCGAGCATCATCGCAAAGGTGGGCTTGGCGAACCTCGAAAATAACCTCGTGATGGGCCGCAAGGTCTATCGCGACTATTCGAGGGAATACGTAAAGGTCGGCGACACGATCAGCGTGCGTCGTCCGGTCCAGTTCGTCGCCAATGACGGCGCTGTGGCCATCAACCAGGACGTGACGGAGGGCAAGTTCAGCCTCCAGATGAACAAGCGCAAGCACGTCTCGTGGTCGTTCAACACTCAGGACCTCACCCTGAGCATCGAGGAGTACAACCGCCGCTACATCCAGCCGGCGGCAATCGCGCTGGCCAATCAGATCGATTTCGACCTGACGGGCCTGTACTCCAGCGTGTGGAATTGGGTCGGTACTCCCGGTACCCAGCTCACCACGTTCGCGGGCTTCGCCAAGGCACCGCAGCGTCTCGACACGATGGCCGTACCCCAGGACATGCGTAATGCGGTTCTTGGGCCGTCCGATCTGTGGGGCATGGTGGGGTCGCAGACCTCTCTGTTTGCTCCCCAGCTTGTGGCCGAGGGCTTCACCCGTGGCGATCTGGGCAACGTGGCCGGCATCCCGACTGCGATGGACCAGAACATCCGCACCCACACCACGGGTGCATCGTTCGGCGGCACGCCGCTGGTCAATGGTGCCAACCAGAACGTCACCTATGCGACGGCTGCGAATTCCAACACGCAGACGCTCGTCACGGACGGCTGGACGGCTTCGACGGCCACTCTGAACGTGGGCGACGTGTTCACCATCGCTGGCGTGAACTCGGTCAACCCGCGCTCGAAGGCAAGCACGGGCATCCTCCAGCAGTTCGTGGTTGTCACGGGTGGCACGGCGGACGGGTCGGGCAACCTGAGCCCGGTGATTGCTCCGGCGATCATCACCTCTGGTCCCTACCAGACCGTATCGGCGGCTCCGGCTGACAATGCGGCGATCACCATGCTGGGTTCGGCCAACACCGGCTACGCCCAGAATCTGGTGTTCCACAAGAACGCGTTCGCGCTCGTCATGGCAGACCTCGAAATGCCCGACGGTGCAGTGTTCAAGGCGCGCGAGAGCCAGAACGGTTTCTCGATCCGCGTCATCAAATGGTACGACGGCGAGAACGACGAAGAGAAGATCCGCATGGATGTTCTTTACGGCGTGAAGGGCATTTACCCCGACCTCGCTTGCCGGCTGAGCGGAACCTAAGGAGGTATGGGAAATGGCTGTTTATCAGCTCTCCGATGCTCGCAGTGACGGTCAGGTCCTCGGGCAATCCGTAACCGACAAGGTTGGTTTCTTCGGCGTGACGCCGGTGGTCCAGCCCACGTCGGCCAACCAGGCGGCGATCACTGCCGGCGCAACGACCACGGCGTGCAACACGCTGGTGATCGAGCTGCGCACAGCACTCGTCAATCTCGGCCTGATCAAGGGTTCGTAAGTGATCCCCAAACGCATAGAGCCGGCACGGAGCGTTCGTATTGCCGTTCCGGCCTATGCGTCCCTGACTTCCGACACGGAGCGCTCAATCAAAGAGGGCGTCGCCGCGTTGGTGGGAGCGGGCATCGAAGTGCAAGACCTCGATGCCTATTCCTGCTGCTACATCGACTATTCCCGCAACATCCTCGCGGCGCGCTTTATGCAAAGCCCGGCAACCGATCTGGTATTCATCGACTCCGATGTCGGTTTCGAGCCCGAGGAGCTTGTGCGGCTTTGCGTGGCCGATCGCCCGTTCTGCGCCGGCATCTATCCGAAGAAGACCGAGCCGGAGGAATATCCGGTTGCGCCGGAAGGGCCGGAGATCTGGGCCGACAAAGACGGTTTCATCAAGTGCCTTTGGATGCCGACCGGCTTCATGCGCATCAATCGCGCGGTGTTCGAGGAATTGAAGGTCCCTACCTATGCCGATTCTGCTGGCGAGCCGGTGAGCGCGTATTTCCTGTGCTCCGTTCGCGATGGTGGGTATTGGGGCGAGGATGTGGAGTTCTGCCGCCTCGTGAGAGAGGCCGGCGGTGAGGCGGTTGCCTTCTCCGATATGACCCTCCGCCATGTATCGCAGACCAAGACCTACGAAGGCAATTGGGGCCGATACCTTACGAACCGCATGAAGGAGGCTGCATGAAACAGCTCCTCCTTGGCTGCGGGAACAGCCGCGCAAAGCATATGCACGCGGGTCAATC